GCCCTGGGACAATGCCCGGGCATCAGGGCGTTTCGTCAGAACGTCGGCGCATACAAAGACCCACGGTCGGGGCGGGTCATCCGCTACGGCCTTGCAACCGGCTCGGCTGACCTGATCGGCTGGCAGTCCGTGGTCATTACTGAAGCCATGGTCGGCCAACGCTTTGCCCGTTTCCTATCGGTCGAGGTCAAGACCCCCACGGGTCGGCTTAGCCCCGAGCAGGAGACATGGCGGCAGGCCGTGCTCAAGGCCGGCGGCATCGCGGTCGTGGCCCGCAGCGTGGATGATATTAAGTTTCTGATTGCCTGACCCCTCGGTGCAGGCCACCTTGGGCCATCCCGCACCTTATGACTCCCCGTCTCGACTTCGCCGCCGTCAACTCCGCCGCGCTCGGCTCACTTGAATCCCTCTGCTGTGAGTGGTTCCCCGCTGGTAAGAAGGACGGCCACGAGTTCCGCGTCGGCTCCATCAACGGAGAACCCGGCTCCAGTCTCTCCATCAACCTTACCAACGGCAAGTGGGCCGACTTCGCAGGTGACCTCAAGGGCTCCGACCCCATCTCCCTCCTTGCCGCGATCCGTGGATGCAAGCAGGGCGAAGCCGCCAAGGAACTGACCGAGCGTCTCTCGCTTGGCAACCTCACCGGCTCAGCCCCGCGCGCCGAGTATGAGTCCAAGCCGTCAGCCGCGTCCGAGTGGGAGCCGATGGCCCACGCTCCCGAGGGCTGCCATGAGCCCGACCTCAACCACTACAAGCACGGCCAGCCCGTCGCCACGTGGCCCTACCTCACCGCCGAAGGTCACCGCGTCGGACTGATCTGCAGGTTCGACCTGCCCGACGGCTCCAAGGAGGTCCTCCCTATCACCTGGTGCAAGCATACCTCCGGCAAGCAGTCGTGGCGCTGGAAGTCTTTCGCCAAGCCACGCCCGCTCTACGCCCTGCCCCGCGTCGTCGCGTCCACGGGCTGGGTGCTCATCGTCGAGGGCGAGAAGACCGCCGATGCCGCGCAGCGCCTGATGCCTCACCTCGCCGTCACGACCTGGTCTGGTGGCTCGAAGGCCGTCAGCCTAGCCGACTGGTCCCCGCTCGCCGAGCGCAAGGTCCTGTTCTGGCCCGATGCCGATGAGCCCGGGCGCAAGTGTATCGAGCTCATCCGCAAGCAACTCCCCAACGTCCGCATCGTCACCCCGCCAACCGGCGTGGCCGAGGGCTGGGACCTTGCCGACGCTGAGGCTGAAGGCTGGGACACCGACCGCGTCCGCGCTCACATCAAGGGCGAACCTAATCCCCGCAAGGATGCGGAGGATAGCACCCCCGAATCTCCGCACGTCCCCACCCCTCCCGAAGTCCTTGAGGCCATCGACTACGCCAACCTTGACGCCCAGCCCCTCCACGAGCCCGACCCCGTTGAAGCCGAGCCGTGGCCGTTCCGCGTCCTCGGCCATGATGAGGGCGTTTACTTCTACCTCCCCGACTCCAGCCAGCAGATCGTCGCGCTCACCGCCAGCGACCACAAGCACCTGCCGTTCCTGCGTCTCGCGGGAGCCAACTGGTGGGAGACTCACTTCCCCGGGCGTGAAGGCGCTGACTGGAAGGCCGCCGCCAACGCTCTCATCCAAGCCAGCCACCGCGAGGGCATCTTCGCTCCCCGCCGCGTCCGTGGCCGTGGCTGTTGGGTCGATGGCGAACAGGTCCTGTTCCACGCGGGCGACCGTCTCCTGATCGGTAACGAGGAACGCACCATCCCCTCGTGGCAGTCGAAGTGGATTTACACCCAAGGCCAGCGCCTCGAGGCCGACCAGGCTGAACCCATCTCGAACGCAGAGGCCGCCCGCCTCATGACCCTCACCGACATGATGAACTGGAAGGAGCCAATCTTCTCCAAGTTCTTCGCAGGCTGGTGCGTCATCGCCCCGATCTGCGGCGTGCTCGGATGGCGTCCCCATATCTGGGTCAACGGCCCCTCGGGCTCCGGCAAGACTTGGCTGCTCAACAACATCCTCGACCCGCTGGTAGGCCGTCTCGCCCTGTCCGTCCAGTCCGCCACCACTGAGGCTTACATCCGCCAGCGCCTCAAGTCCGACGCCCTGCCTGTCGTGTTCGACGAGGCCGAGTCCGAAGACAAGCGCGGCCAGATGCGTATGCAGTCCATCCTCGAACTCGCCCGCGCCGCCTCAGCTGAGACCGGAGCCGGCATCGGCAAGGGATCCGCGTCCGGCAAGGCTCACGAGTATCAGATCAGGTCCTGCTTCGCCTTCGCCTCCATCGGCGTGGCAGCTAACCAGCGCGCCGACACCAGCCGTATCACCTCCCTTGAACTGCGGAAGGACAACACTGACGGAGGCCGCGAACGCTTCGAGCAGCTGAAAGCCCTGTGGGCCGAGACCGTGGCCCGCCCGGAGTATGCCGAGGGCATCCGCTCCCGTGCCCTGGCTAACGCCATGAGCATCACCGCCAACGCCCGCACCTTCGCCAAGGCCGTGGCCATCAAGCTAGGGGACCAGCGCATCGGTGACCAACTCGGGGCCCTCCTATCCGGCGCCTTCTCCCTTACCTCGACGCGGGTGCTTACCCTTGAGGACGCCACCCTCTGGGTCGAGAAGCAGAACTGGCACGGCTTCATGCCCGACGAGGCTGACCAGGACGAAGTCCGAGCCCTTGCTTGGATGCTCGATAAGTCCATCCGCTTCGAGCAGGGCGACCACACCTACACCCGATCCATCGGCGAACTGGTGCAGGCTTACTACTCCACCGAGGTCACCGTGGACGAGGCCGACAACCTGCGCCTCAATCTGCAGCGCTCAGGCATCCGACTGGAGGACGATACCGTGGCCATCTCCAACCACCACCCAGCCCTGCGGACCCTGTTCATGGACACCTCCTGGGCTGACAAGTGGAAGGATCAGTTTGCAAGAGTCCCGGGTGCGGCCCACGTGGCTGGCGTCCGTTTTGGCGCGTCGATACACCGAGCGGTCAGGATTCCGAGGTCGGCTTTCCTCGACTAACGGTCTGTTGCAACAGTTTCGGCCTACTCTGCAAACGTGCTAAACGTCTGCAGTGGTAAGGCTTTACGTCTGCAAGTCCGTGTTTGCAACTTTCCCACGCTATAGCCCCCTTTATAGGATACCCCCTCCCCTCTCCCCTTCTTCTCTCTCTCTCTATATATATCTATCTATATAGTTGTAGGTAGTAGTAGTAGTCGTCTGCAAGTCCGTTGCTGGTCAATGGGTTAAGGTGTTTGCAAGTCCTGCAAACGACTGCAAACAGATGCAAACGCACGTTGTCGGGTTATAGTTTCACTTCAAGCCACCTTGAGCCCTACAACCTAGGCAAGTGGCCGAGACTCAGGACAACATCCCGCTAGAGCATCAACGCGCCGTCGATGCTCACTTCGACTCCCTATCTCCCAAGGCTCAGGCCAAGGCTAGGGCCAACGGCTTCCGTCCTTACCGCGAGCTACCCCGATCAGGTGATACAGTCATGGAGCTCGATGAGGCACGCGCCTGCTTCCGTATCAGACAGACCGAAGGAGCTGACGCGACAGTGAGGCCGGCGACCTATACCAGGGATGAGGTGCTCACCGTCCTGGCTGTCGTGCTCGACACGATCGGAGGCAAGCGCTGCCCGGTGCTACGTGGGCAGGCAGAGGTGGTCCGCATCGGCCTAGGAATTGGTTCCAAGCTGACGCATAAACAAATTTCAAAACTACTCGGCTGCTCAAGGGTCTCGGTGGTGCAGCAAGTAGCGTGCTTCCGCACACGCATGGAGAGCGGTTTGCGCCGTGTCCGCGGCACATGAGGAAAACAGGGGAAAAGGGCCTCAAAGGAATCTTTTACCACCCCCCCCGCTTATCGCGTGGCTTGCCACCCCGCCGTTTTTTTTAACATGGATTTTCAAAACCAGCCAAAATCGGGGGATTCCGAACCAGCCGGTTCACGGCGCGCGCCGGGGCGACCGAAGAAAGAAAGGCCGCCGCTCGACGTGGAGGGAATTCCCGACGCAAGCTTCGAGCAGACGATCGAGAAGCACGAGCGCCTGGTCGTGCTCGCCCGCGAGAAGTATGAGCGGATGCTGCGTGCCGGCGATGCCGAGGCTGGCCGCTATCAAGTGACCTATAACCAGAGCCTGAAGCAGGCGGTGGCTTTGCGCGAAGAGCAGGAACGGCGCTCGGTGTTCGCCCGTCAGCACATCGACGCTACCGAAGCGCGCGAGGCGATGCTCCGTCTGGCTGGCCTGATCGTCGAGCGGCTGGACGCGCTAGGCTCGGAGTGCGGTGAGAACTGCAACCCCAAGGACCCGGTGAAAGCCATCGGTGTCTTGACGGAGTGGGCGCGTGAGGCCCGCGAGAAGATTGCCCGGGTGGCCGGAGTGCTGGAGGAACCGAAGCCGTGAACGCCGACGAGCTCTTCGAGGAAGGGCTGGCCGTGGTCAGGCCGTCGGCCTTGAGCGACCCGGTCGCTTACCTGAAGGAGAACGTTAAGAAGATTCCTGCGGGCGTGTTCGATGGCGGCTACAACCCGAAGCGCTGGCCATGGATCGGTGAGGCCGTCCGCATCTTCAACGCTCCGACGACCTCGCGTCTGTTTATGCCCTGGGCAATCGGCTGCGGGAAGACGCTGACGCTGAAACTCTGCGCGACTTACCTGATGGCGAACCGCCGTGCGTCGATGGCCATCTTCCTCGACTCGCAGGACAAGGCGAAGGCGTTCACGCTTAACGAGCTGCGCCCGCTGTTCGACCAGGTGTCCGACATCCGCAGCCAGATGTCCGGGGACGACAACGATAAGTCGGGCACGTTGCGGTTCGCGGATGGGTCGCTGATTCACAACCGCTCGGCCTCGACGGAGAAGCACCTGCAGTCGTTGCACGTCCGCTACGTTTTCGGCTCGGAAATCTGGCAGTGGCCCAACGGCGCGCTGGCGATGAGCATGAGCCGAATGAAGGCGGCGGCGTTCGCGAGCAAGGCGATCTACGAGAGCCAGCCCGGTGACATCGAGGGACAAGGTGCGGAGTTCTGGAAGTTCTACCTGATGACCGACCAGCGTGAATGGATGTTCGTCTGTCCCTCGTGCAACCACCGCCAGCCCTGGCTGTGGGACTACATCCGTTTTCCCGAAGGCGCCAAGATGGTGGACGGCTGGGACCTTGAGGCGGTGCAACAGGGCACGACCTACGAGTGCTCTAAGTGCCGTCACCGTATGGAGGACAACGACGAGGTCCGCACGATCTGCAACGAGGTCGAGCGCGGCGCCGGGTTCGAGGCCACGACCAAGGCTGAGAAGGCCGGCTACGTCGGGCTCCACGTCAACGCATTGGCATCCACGAGCTGGGGGTCCTTGGCCGTGGACATGATCAAGGCCAAGCAGGTGGCAGACTTGGTCGGTGACCAGACCCCGCGTATGCTGTTTAAGAACCAGTATCTGGCTCTACCCTGGAGTGATGACGGCACGGGTAGCATGGTCGTCTCGACGGAGTCATCGGACTACGCCATGGCCGACCCTTGGGAAGCGGTCTGCTACATCAGCCCGCGCGGTCAGATCGTGGACAAGGACGACGCGACTGAAGGCTCGGTCAAGTTCATCACCCTGCAAATCGACTGTCAGGCGGACCACTTCTGGGTGGTCGTGCGTCAGTGGGCACGAACGGGCCACAGCCGGCTGGTCTACTTCGGCAAGGTCCTGAGCACTGACGGCCTAGGCGATTGGTCCGGCCTCGACGCCCTGGCGGTCAAGCACGGCGTCCACCCTCAGCTCGTCATGGTGGACTCTGGCGGCGCGGACACCACGACCCAGACGGTCTACAAGCAGTGCGCCACCCGTGGCTGGTATTGCTCGAAGGGTTCGGGTCAGGAATACTTCAACGTCAAGACGAAGGCCGGGGACACCGTCCGGCGGTTCTACAACACCCCGACCGCCATCCACGTCCCTGGCATCCGCACGCCGACGGCGCTGGTGGTCTGGTCCAATCTGTCGGGCAAGGACCTGTTCCACGGTATGCGCTCGCGTAAGGTGTTCACGTTTGCCCGGGATGCCGACCCCGGGTATATCGAGCAGCTGAACTCGGAGGTCCGCATCAAGGAGGCGGGCAAGGCCATGTGGCGACTACGCAAGGGAGTCCGCGACAACCACGCTTTCGACTGCGAGCTTCTCGGGATGCTTATCGCGGCGCGCTGGGGCCTGCTCGGTCGGGACGAGCCGCAAACCTTACCCGCCCCGCAATAAGTATATGCTCGGCATCTACGTAGGCGTATCAGAGGACGTGCTGCTGCAATACAAGCAGGAAGCACTAGGGCAGCTCGGATTGGCTGTCACCTCATACTCTGACTCCGGCACGAGTGTGAACAAACAGTTTGGGATGCCTCCCGAACGCCGCCTGCAGGAGATTAACTACGCTTTGTCCCGTATCGACCCGAAGAAGTATGGCGGTGCTCATACCTCCGTGCAGATCAATTGGGATACCCGGGTTGACCTCTGATGCGAAAGAAGACCACACCTAAGACCAAGACCGAGAAGAAGGGGCCGTCCGCCTCGTACTCTCAGTTCGCCAGCACGACTCAGTCGGGCTCGCGGCGTATGCTGTTCATCGGTGGGGTCACCGACCAGCGCAAGGAGGTCACGTCCGGCACGCGCATCGCCATGGTGGCGAAGTCCCGCTGGGCCGTCCGCAACAGCCCGCTCTACAAGCAGTGCGTCGATGAAGCCGTCCTGGTCTCCGTCGGCGACGGCCTCGTCGTGCAGTCGAACGCCCGCGACCCTCGCGTGGCAATCGAGCACCAGAACTACTTCCGCGACTGGGCTGTCCGTTGCGACCTGACGAACCGCTACAACCTCGGCCAGATTCAGGCCATGTGGATGTCGGGCGCGCTCATCGACGGCGACTCGTTCGGCATCCTGACCAACGACCCGAAGACCGGCGTTCCGAAAGTGCAAATCCTTGAGAGTCACCGAGTGGGTTCTCCCTCCGACAAGTTCGACACCAGCAACGTGGACGGGGCTTACCTCGGAACGTATGGAGAGATCACGGGATGGAACGTCTACACTGACGGCGACAAGAAGGACCGCTATGTCCCGGTGCAGTCCATGCTCCAGGTCATGGAGTTCGAGCGCCCGTCTGCGGTGCGCGGTTACCCCGTGCTGCAGTCCAGCCTCAACTCGGTGCAGGACCATCTGGAAGTCTTCGAGCTCGAGAAGCGAGCGGTCCGCGACAGCGCCGACCATACCCTCATCCTCAAGAAGCAGGGCGGCGTTCTGCAGGACGACCCGGCCTCTAAGTTCTCCGGCGACTACAATTCCTGCGAGAAGATGGCCAGCCAGATGGGCGGCAAGATGCTCGTCGTCGATACGAACGAGGACCTCTCTCAGCTCGCGAACAACCGCCCCTCTCCGGCGTGGATGGGCATGATGACCGCCATCGAGCGCGACATCGTTCGCCTGCTCCCCTACGAGTACCAGGTTGACCCGTCCAAGATTGGCGGGGCCTCGGTCCGTCTCGTCGCCAGCAAGGTCTCCCGCTGGGCGGCCAAGTGGCAGAGCATCCTCATCGACAACCTCGACCGCGTCTACGACTACGTCATCGCCGACGCCATCGCCAAGGGCAAGTTGCCCGACGACCCGGACTTCAACCGCAAGTCTTGGATCACGCCCCGCGACATCACCGTGGACGCTGGCCGCGAAGCCTCGCAAGACCGAGCCGACCTGCAGATGGGTCTGACCACGGCGCAGGCCATCCTCGGCAAGAAGGGCATGACCTACGACGAGGTGCTCGAGCAGCGCGCCGTCGAGATGGAGAAGCTCGTGCAGAAGTCCAAGGAGCGGAACCTCCCGCTGTGGATGCTTTACCAGTCGG